AGAATATATCATTTACCGCTCAAAACACCGACCAAATATCTTTAATAAACGAACCAATTTAAAACCTTACGAGTATCCAAATTTAAGTGAATATGTGGATGCTATTAGACATTCATATTGGGTTCATACTGAGTTTAACTTTACTTCTGATATACAGGACTTTAAAGTACACTTGTCTGAGAAAGAACAAACTGCGGTACAAAGAGCTATGTTGGCGATTTCACAAATCGAAATTGCGGTAAAATCGTTTTGGGGTGACATTTACAAAAGACTACCAAAACCTGAGATTGGTAATGTTGGTGCAACTTTTGCAGAATCGGAAGTAAGACACGCAGATGCGTATTCACACTTAATTCAACTACTTGGATTAAATAATGAATTTGAAAATTTGTTAGAGGTTCCTGCAATTCGTAGAAGAATTAAGTATTTGGAAAAAACAATTTCAAATTCTAAAACTGTGGAAAACCAAGATTACTTTGAATCTGTTGTATTGTTTTCAATGTTTGTTGAGAACGTATCGTTGTTTTCACAATTCTTGGTAATCATGTCATTTAACAAATATAAGAATGTATTAAAAGGTATTAGTAACGCTGTTGAGGCAACATCCAAAGAAGAGAATATTCACGCAGGATTTGGTTTTGATTTGGTAAACATAATAAAAAAAGAAAACCCTTCTTGGTGGTCTGAGCAATTAGTTGAAGATTTAATTAAAGCAACTAAAGATGCTTACGAAGCTGAAGAGGAAATTGTTGATTGGATTTTTGAAATGGGCGACTTGACTTTTTTAACAAAAGCACAAACTTTAGAGTTCATCAAACATAGATTTAATATCTCTTTAAATTCAATTGGAATTGATAATATATTTGAAATTAATCAACCTTTGTTGGAAACAACTGAGTGGTTTGATGATGAAATTTTAACAACAAAACACACTGATTTCTTCAATAAAAGAAGTATCAATTATAGCAAGAAATCAAAGTCGATTACGATGAATGATTTATTTTAATTAAAATAATATAAAAAAAATGGAAAATAGAGAACCTTTTGAATGGATAAACGAAGAGTCAATAATATTTCTTCGTAGAGGATATTTGAGTGAGGGTGAACAACCCTTAGATAGAATTAGAACAGTTGCTGAACATGCTGAAAAAATATTAGGCATGGAAGGATTTGCTGAAAAATTTTATGATTATATGGGTAGAGGTTGGTATTCACTATCTTCACCTGTTTGGGCTAACTTTGGAAAAAAGAGGGGACTACCTGTTAGTTGTTTCGGTTCTAATGTTGGTGATAATATTGAATCAATTCTTTATACTCAAGCTGAAGTTGGTGAGATGAGTAAAATGGGTGGTGGAACCTCAGGTTATTTTGGTAACCTTCGAGGTAGAGGTGCCACAATTACAGACAACGGACACGCGCCAGGAGCAGTCCATTTCATGAACCTATTCCAAAGTGTTGTAGACAATATTTCACAAGGGTCAACGCGTAGAGGAAGATTTTCACCATACCTTCCTGTTGAGCATCCCGACATTATGGAATTTTTGGAAATTGGAACTGAAGGTTTCCCAATTCAAGATTTAACACATGCGGTTACAGTAACGGATGAGTTCATGGAACAAATGGTAAATGGAGATAAAGAAAAGAGAGCTATATGGGCTAAAGTAATTCAACGTAGAGGTGAGATTGGATATCCATATATTATGTTCACTGACACTATGAATAAAAAAGCACCTGAAGTTTATAGAGATAAAGACATGAAGATTTACAACTCTAATCTTTGTTCTGAAATTGCTCTACACAATTCAGAAGAAGAGTCTTTTGTTTGTGTATTGTCATCTATGAACTTACTTCATTATGATGAGTGGAAAGATACCGATGCGGTTGAGATGATGGTTTATTTCCTTGATGCTGTCGTTACTGAGTTTATCACTAAAATTGATGACATAAAAAACAGTGGAACCATCGAAGGACGCAGAGCATTCTTTTACCTTGAAAAGGCTTACAATTTTGCTAAAAGACAAAGGGCTCTTGGTTTAGGTGTTTTGGGTTGGCACTCACTTCTTCAGTCTAAAGGATTAGCTTTTGACAGTAAGGATAGTGCAAGATTAAACATTGAGGCGTTCAAACTTATTAAAGATAAGTCATACAAAGCGTCTGAAACATTAGCGGAAATGTTCGGCGAACCTGAAACTCTTGTCGGATATGGTAGAAGAAATGTGACACTAAACGCAATTGCTCCTACAACATCTTCAGCATTTATCTTGGGTCAAGTATCACAATCAATCGAACCAATTTGGTCAAACGCTTATGTAAAAGATGTGGCTAAATTAAAAGTGACTATTAAGAATCCTGTACTACAGAAGTTATTGGCATCAATAAAGAAAGATAACAAGGCGACGTGGGATAGTATTAAAAAACACGATGGCTCAGTTCAACATTTAGAGTTTTTAACAGAAGAACAAAAAAATGTGTTCAGAACATTTGCCGAAATTAATCAATCAACTATCATTAACCAAGCGGCAATTAGACAAGATTTCATTGACCAATCACAGTCATTGAACTTAATGATTTCACCTGACATGCCAACTAAAGATGTTAATAAACTTCTTATAGATGCTTGGCAGTTAGGTGTTAAAACACTTTATTATCAACACTCAATGAACTCAGCTCAGGCATTCTCAAGAAAAAAACTTAATCTTAATGATTTAGTTTGCACGAGTTGTGAGGCATAAGACGTAAAAAACGACAATAATGCGTGAAAAACCCGGCAAGTATTTTGTCGGGTTTTTTTGTTTTCAAAAAAAATAATAGGAATATATTTATGTAATATGGCAGATGGTAAAACATATGGTATTAATTTTCCTTTCAGACAGAGTCAGGACGGAAAGTATCTATCATTATCACAAACACCTGAAGAGGAAATACGAACAGATTTGTTACACCTTATTCTTACGAGAAAGGGTAGTAGATATTATTTACCAAATTTTGGTACAAGAATTTATGAATTTATTTTTGAACCGATGGATGGTTTATCGTTTGAAGCTATCAAGGCAGATATAAGACAATCGGTTGATGAATTTTTACCAAATTTAGTTTTAAATGATATTACTATAACGCCATATACTGATGAACTTGAATTAGTTGGTAATATTAATATGGAAAACATTGGTGTTGGTGGTATTTACAGAGTACCCGGTACAGGTGTTGCGGACTATACAGCAAAAATAAGAATCGACTATACTATAACAGATAGCACCTTCAACAATAAGGATTTTGTTATTATCAATATTTAATATAAATGGCACAAAGAAGAATTTCATACGCAGATAGGGACTTTGAGGCGTTACGTCAAGACCTTATTAACTACACTCAGGAGTATTATCCTGAATTAATTGACAATTTTAATGATGCGTCGGTATATTCTGTATTTTTAGATTTAAACGCAGCTATCGGTGATAATTTACATTATCACATGGATAGGAGTATTCAAGAAACTGTTCTTCAATATGCTCAACAACGTTCATCAATTTTTAACATAGCCAGAACTTACGGATTAAAAATACCCGGTAATAGACCTTCAGTATCACTTTGTGATTTTTCAATTACGGTACCTGCCTTTGGTGACCAAGAAGATACTCGTTATTTAGGAATATTAAGAGCGGGTTCACAAGTGGTTGGTGCAGGACAAACATTTGAGAATGTATATGATATTGATTTCTCTTCACAATATAATAGTGAAGGATTTCCGAATCAGACTAAAATACCTAATTTTGATTCCAATGGTAAACTATTAAACTACACAATCACTAAAAGGGAGGTTGTTGTTAATGGTATTACTAAGGTATTCAAAAAAATAATTACACCTGCAGATGTAAAACCATTCTTTGAGTTTTTCTTACCTGAAAAAAATATTATCGGTGTTACGTCAGTAATTCAAAAAGATGGAACATCATATCAATCAGTACCAACATCATCTGAATTTTTAAGTTCACCTGATAGATGGTTCGAGGTTGATTCTTTGGCTGAGAGTAGTGTGTTTATTGAAGACCCAACAAAACCGGCAGACAGACCCGGTATTAAAGTTGGTAGATACATTGAAACGGAATTAAGATTTATAACAGAATATACTCCTGAAGGATTCTTAAGAGTTCAGTTTGGTAATGCAACAGTTACTGCTGACGAACAATTAGCTCAATTTTCAAGAGTTGGTGTACCATTAAGAGTTCAAGATTACCAAAATAATATTGGGCTAGGTAAGACGGTAAAGGCTAATACGACACTGTTTGTCCAATATAGAATTGGTGGTGGAACCGTTTCAAATATTGGTGTTAATTCTATTAACCAAGTTGGTACTGTTAACTTTTTTGTTAATGGGCCTTCAGCAAATATTAATCAACAGGTTGTTAATTCGTTAAGAGTTAATAACGTGACTGCAGCTATTGGTGGTGCAAATCAACCAAACATAGAAGAAGTTAGAAACATGGTAACATTTAACTTTGCATCACAAAACAGAGCCGTAACAGTTAATGATTATTATGCATTAATTAGAAAAATGCCAGGTAAATTTGGTGCACCTGCCAAAGTAGCAATTACTGAAGAAGATAACAAAATTAATATTAATATTGTTTCTTATGATTCAACGGGTAGTTTGACACAATCAGTGTCAAATACTTTAAAAACAAATTTGGCAAATTATCTATCAAATTATAGGATGATTAATGATTATATATCAATCAATGTTGCTCAAGTTGTTGATTTAGAATTTGACATATCTGTTGTGATAGATGGTGCTCAAAATCAGGGAGAAGTTATTACTAGAGTTATTGATAAAGTGCAAACAATAATGAGTCCCGTTTTTAGAGAAATGGGTGGTAATGTTTATATATCCGAATTACGAAGTCAGGTACAAGATGTTCCTGGTGTAATTTCTATTACAGACCTTAAAGTATATAATAAAGTTGGTGGTCAGTATTCATCCTCAGAAACTTCACAAAGATATGCTAATAGTGCAACAAAAGAAATTTTATTAATTGATGATACGGTATTTGCTGAACCTTCACAAATTTACCAAGTTAGGTTCCCAAATAAAGATATTAAAGTAAGGGTTAAGAACTTAAAAACGGTTGATTTCTCTTAATTCATTTACATAGATTTTTACTAAGTTATTTTGAAAATAGATAAATAACTATTTATCTTAAAAGATTTTCTATGCCCAAATCATATCGTCTACGTACACAATTAGGTGTTGACCAAACAATCAGATTAAATGTTGAACAGGATTTCGATTTCTTGGAAATATTATCCATGAAATTAACTCAAGGAGATGCTTATACTCGTTTCTGTGCGGACTATGGTGTGGTTGTTGGTCGTGTCGTAGCAAATGGGGGGTATGGAGTACCAAATGCAAGAATTTCTGTTTTTGTTCCTGTTGAAGATGTTGATTTATTGAATCCAATTATATCCTCACTTTATCCATATAAAAGCCCCGCAGAGAAAAATGAAGATGGGTACCGATATAATTTATTACCTTATGACCAAGAATATGGTGGACACACACCTACGGGTACTTTCCCAAACAGAGAAGATTTACTAACAAGACAAGAGGTATTAGAAATTTATGAAAAATATTATAAGTATACCGTAAAAACTAACGAATCGGGTGATTTTATGATTGTGGGTGTGCCATTAGGTATACAGACACTTACAATGGATTTAGACCTATCAAATATGGGTGAATTTTCACTTAGACCTCAAGACTTAGTTAGGATGGGATTGGCGACTTCTGAAGAGGTCAATGGAACTCAATTTTTGGCATCCACAGATTTAGATTCTTTACCACAAATTATTAATGCAAAAAAAGATATTGATGTTTCATCATTTTGGGGAGACGGGTCTCAATGTAGTATAGGAATTACCAGAGCCGATTTTGACCTTAGAGAGTTGGGTGTTGATATACAACCAACAGCAATATTCATGGGTTCAATTATGAGCTCACAGGATACTCAAATGTTAAAGAAAAATTGTAAGCCAAAAACAGAACAAGGTGACTTGTGTGGTATGATAACAGGTCCGGGTGAGATTTTAGCAATTAGACAAACCGTTAATACTGATGTGGATGGTAATCCTATTCTTGAGCAATATAGATTACAAAATAGTGGTAAAGTTATCGATGACGATGGTACGTTTTTAGTTGATGTACCGATGAATTTGGATTATGTCGTAACAAACGAATACGGTGAAATAGTATTTTCCAAAGACCCAAGAATTGGTATACCAACAAATGGTAAGTATAGGTTTAAAATAAAATATCAATCAGAGACAAATGGTCCTACAAGAGAAGGTACTACATTATTTCCAATACAGGGTGAAATACAACGAGGTAATTTTTTAGTACCAAACATTAGGGAATATGGATGGACAGGAACTACCACAGCAAATCCTGGTGTTGACCCCGCATTATACGCATTAGATACTAGTCCACACTACGACCCAAATTTTACTGGTAACACAAATTGGCAATTGTTTCAAAAAAGCTACGCGTTTTCTTTAAATTGGGATGATTATGCAAATAAACAAGCCGCCATAAATTGTGAAGACTTCTTTTATCAGATGAAGTTTAATAAAGTTTATACTACATCACAATTTATTGAAGAATATAGAAAGGGTCGTGGTCGTGCAAGATTTTTAGGTGTAAAAGAAATATTAGACAGGACTTGTGAGAGTGAAAATAATAAATTCCCTGTGAATGATGGTGTTAGAAATTTTGATGCAATATATTTTGTGTTCAATATTTTATTCACAATTTTACAAGTTCCATTAATTATTATCGCTTTTATTTATAGTGCGTTTGTTGGGTTATATCCATTTATAAAAAATGTTTTACCGGTCGTTTTTGCTGGTATTGCTACTTTTCAAATTAACGCTAGCCTCACAGCATTAGCGGTTGGTATTTCTACTGCTGCTTGGGGGGCAATAATTATAGCTTCATTATCATTAATAGCTTGGGGGTTAGTTACATATTTGGTAATTAAAAATTTTAAACAATTACAGAATCTACAATTATACGCGATACCGTTACCTAACTATGCATATCCTGAATGTAATGCATGTGACTGTGGACCAAAAAAAATTAACAACGTATTAGGTCCTGTCGAAGTTTCTAATTCATCTATTTTGGCAAACACAAATCAATATACGATGTATAATGGTGTTAGTGTTTTAGATAATGACGGTGCTGTTGACCAAGATTGGGTAAATAAGTTTGGTTACGGATTTCAAACTACCATGGCAGGAAATCCATTTACAGGAAAAACCGACGGAACCTACAATCAAAATATGGATAGAGGGTTAAGGACTCCTTATTTAAAGGGTTCTGCACAAAACCCGTTTACTAATTATAATAATTGGTCTTGGGATATACCACTATCTGAGAGGATGAATCTATTCAATGTAAAGGCGAAGTTTCACGATAACGGTGGGTATAATCAAATGAAAGTTACTTTTGGTTATACAAATCCAAGTAATAGTTCACAGTTTCACTATGATAATGTTTTAGTGTTATTAGTTGACCCTGGAACTATGGAAAATTTACCGACGGGTCAACTTTTAAGTTTTCAAAACCCAAACGCCTCAAAAGACCCTAATATAACAGGTCAAACAATAGAAAATGGGTTTGGTAATTTTTCAAGTACTGGTACTTCAGCCGTTGGTAACATATCAATTGTTGTTAACTCGATGAACCCAAGTAATGTTAGTGTTAATCAAACAGCGACGTATGTTATAACAGGTTCGACTAATAACGTTAAAGAATATCTTTATCCTTCGGATGTTGAATATTTTCAAATAATAACTGGTCACACCGTTGAACAGTTTCAACAAATATGTAGTCCTGCGGTACTACCACAAACAAGTTATGGTAGTCCAAACAATACATTATTACAAAGATTTTTATTTGGATACCAAAGAATTAAAAAGGGTGGTGGTAACAATCCTGACATTTATCCTGATGATAGTGGGTGGTCAACTACAGGCCCAAATATACAATTGATACAAGACTATAGAAATCACGAAATTATATTCTTAGCAAGAGGTGTCGACCCCAATTCAGACAAACAAGATATCGAATATGACATGTCTAAACTTTATGGGTATAATTCATTCGGTAATAAAAAAGTGAGGGGTTCTTACTTGTTGAACATTCCTATTCAAAAATATCAGAGTAATACTGATTGGAGAATACCGAGACACAACCAATTTGTGAATAACGGTTCAACAAACTTGAATCAAAATATATTTTACCCATCATATAATTTTAGTGTAACAAATTATTTAGCGTCGTGGACGACAAAGAATCATCTTTATTATTCTGCTTTAGACCAAGTAAATAGTGCGTGGGACATTAACCAAGCAAATTCAGGTCAAGGTTTTGTGAATTCAGGGTATAACCAAGCGATTGCTGCTGGTGGTAATACGTGGAACAGAATGATTAATAATGGTAACGTTAAAGATGGATTCAGAAATGGTTACTTATCCAACGAAGTTGTTGAGGGTGGAACGTATATGGCTGCAGATGGTTCATCTCAAATTGGGTATGACTTTACAAATTACTCTCCGATATACATAAATGGGTCTGCGGGGTCAATGTCTATGTCTAACAGTAATCGTTTGGTTATGAGAACTGACCGTTTACCATCATCAGACGCGTTAGATGGCAGACTTGTTTTACATCAAAATTCAAATTTTTCACTTTATTCGATTAATAGTCCAAGTGAAATTCAAGGTGTAACGGGCAGTTACAATACAGGTACCGATAATTTTTCAGACCCAGCCGATGATTATTTAGAGGATGTTGGAGGTAATTTGAGTGTTAAAATTCAACAAACTTTTTCTTGTGAAGGTATGGTTCCTTTAAAATGTTATTCAGGTGACGGAGAGAATATTGGTGTTAAAAATTTAAATGATGATTGTTACTACTACAATAGAGAAGATAACATTAGGAATATGTATGACGGTTGTTATTACTTGGTTCAAGAACCATTTAAATTTCAAAAAGATTTGTTGTTATTTTCAGAGTGGAAGGCTAGATTCAGATTCAATTTTGCGCTTTGTAGAAATGTAATTTCATTAACCTTTGTAAACAATTGGATTAATGGTTCTTTATATATGTATTCATTTCAAAAAGATACACTATATCTAGCACCACTATCGGCTTCAACATTTAATAGTGATGTTACTTATAGATATTGTACGGACACTTTAGTATATAAAGAAACTAATAATTCTTTTTTCTACAGAAGCTCACCTTACAATGGTAATATTTTCATAGGTAAACAATCACCAAGAAAAATAGATAACACACCGTACCCCGATAGTGCTGCGTTGAATAAAAGACTTTTGGGTAGTCCGACTACTATGATTGATTTAGGACCAAGAGACCAATTTGTTCAAGAGATTTCTTTAAATCCTGATTATGAAGGTTTTATTATAGATAAAATACCATCAACATCTTATAATGATACATCTGATTTATTACAATTATTTGTGATAAGTAGATTGACGGATTCTAACTTTTTATCACAACTAACACAATCAGGTGATGCGTCAATCACTCAATTATTCTCAAGAACAAATAGTAGATTAGATGGTGACGTAACACAATTATTAAGTATAAACTCAGAATTTGGTGTTAGTCCATATTTGGGTGACAATTACGGGCAAAGTCAAATTAAATACTATTCAACAGGACAGGGACCTGTTTTAGGAGTATTCTTTTCAGCTAATACCGAAAATAGGGATTTGATTACACCGGGAAGAACAACATTTGAAGACAATACAATTATATATTTGACAAACTATTATGGTTTTGAAGACCAAGAAGTCCCTTATTGGCCTTGGCAAATTCAGAATAATGGTAATTTAATTTTTGGTTCACAGACAAACGATTGGGAAGTAAAAAAGGCAGTACCGAGTCAAATTTACACATACAAGTATCAATCTATTGATAGATTATTGGGTGGTAACATAGCGTCAGGTCAACCAACATTCCCGTCTGAGATTGATGTACCAACATTTGAAAAACCAGGATTTATATACAATTCACAAAGTACTGGTGGTGTCAGTCCTACAATAACTCCTAAATCAACAATAACACCGCCACCACCAATTATTGGTGTTGGTTCACCATACCATTTTTATTTTGGGTTAAGAAATGGTAAATCCGCAATGAATAAGTATATAAACAAATATATATTCAATGAAGAAGTATTATGAGTTTTGATGTAAAGATAGTTAGAAACCAAGATAGGTTTAAAGGTGCTCCTGAACAGGATTACCTTTTACAAATTGCTTTAGAGGAACAAAGTAGAGAAATCATTGAAGGTGATAAGAATGTTTATTTATCACAAGAAAGTCAATTTGAGGAGGAAAGACAATCAAGTAATGTTTTTAGAATATCAGGTAAAATTGTTAATATATTTGATAATGGTATTAGTGGTTTTACATCTTACACGCCATATGGTAATAATTTATTTTATATCAATGGTATTGAGGCAAAACAAATAAATGCGAATCAAAATCCACCACAAATAAGTGCTTGGAGAGGATATGTACAATTTGATGAATTTACATTTTACAGAACACAAGGTATTTCTGGACATATTCCGTTCTTTAATAAAAGTGCATCAACTTATAATTGGAATGTTTATGTGTCGTACCCCGTTAGTGGTGATAGTGAGCAAATTATGAGTTATGAAAATACACAATTCTCAGCTTCAACATACTTTCAATCAGGTGACGGGATTCCATTTGTATTACAAAATACAAATCCAGATGGTAAATCTTTAATTACTTTTTATTGTGGTGTCCCACACAATTTACAAGTTGGTGAGTTTGTTAAATTATCAATATCTTCAATCGGACAAAATTATTTTCAAGTTGAATCTTTGGGTGACCAATATTATGGCTCAAGTGAAAAAATATTTTCAATATATAATATAGGTTATACAAACTTCACAGATGGTACTGTGGGGACATTTAAACGTGTTTTAGACATAAATAACACGGGTGAGACTACATCACAATATTATGTAAGGAGACACAAGATTTTGACTAATGAATCTGATTATGATTTAACAAAACTTGGGTTCGAAAATAATGCCTTTTCAAACAAAAAGCAATTAGAATATTCCGCATTAACATTTAATGGTGTGTCAAGAGTTTCCGTAAAAGACGGAAGTCAAACTTGTGGTTTTAGTATTACAAAAGATATTGATACGACAACACTTATTGATAATCAAGGTAGACCGTTATCGGAACTTTTTGTGACAATTATCCAAAAAGGTTATATGGGTTATTTTAACAAACCATATGCTAACGGATATCCTGGTTTATTAATGGGTTGGGATTTAAATTTATTAGATGGTAAGATTGACACGTGGTGGTCTAATACAAATCCATCAAATAAAGATTTGGCATTACAAACATCGAGTTATAATTTTTCAGGGAATACTTTTTATTATAATCAACCATTAAACGTTGGTGATATAATAACTGGTGATTTTTGTGAGTGGAATGAATTTACAATGACAGAAACTGTGTTGTCAAAACAAAATCATAAGTTTAGTTATAATCCTTTATTATTTACAAATGACTCGCCAATTAATTTTGAATCGGGATATTTTTATCAACCCCATTTTTCGGTACCAATTAGGGCTTTTTCAACATATATAGAAGTTGGTCTTAAAGATGATGTGGATAATATACCTGATTGGGCATTTTACTCAGAAACGGAAAGACAATGGAGGTGGAGGGATTTATACCCATACGGATATATTGACACTGATGGTGTTGGTGTTGATTCTCCATTTTTGAATGATGCTCATTATCCATTTTCCGACATATTATTTTTACAATTACCAACTTCGTTCTATAGAAACATAAACAGACCATTAGTCGAATACATTATAGACCCATTTATTGATGGATGTGAATAAATTTAGACTACCAAATATAGTCAAAGATAATCAAATTAATATTCCTATTGAATTAACATGGGATAATGCTGGACGCACTGACGGTTTGAACCAATTTGAAGCCGATGTTTTGGAACAAATTATAAATCCTACTGAAGATTTTGAAGTTACAAGATATGCTCACGTCCCATATAGTGGTGGTTTAACATCGACCAATTATGAGTTTTATTTTTTACCTGGAATTTATCAAGTAACTGCAGCAACAACAAATGATTGGGTTTGTAGTTATACAGGGACATCATTTACCGTTCCTGAGATATATTATTATTCTGCAGCATTCCAACGTAGTTTCTTTAAGATAGATTTATACGACACACCAAATACTGAAAATCAAAAGATTATGGCAACTATCATTATTCCGACACAACAGGGTAATGAACAAGGGGCTTTATTAGGTACTGGACTAACTACTCAAAATATTAACATTAATAAACCGTCTTTTACTTTGGATTATGTTGGTGATAAGGAAGGTTATTTTGTGTATTGGATAAAAAATCCAACATATGTTAATACTACAAGGTTTTTTATGTCTGCTAAGTTTTTTAATGCAAAAACTGGTGAGTTTATTAGGTTAATGAATACACCGCAAAGTGTATTACCTACGGAGTTTAATTTTGATAAATCAAAGTATTTTTATTACAAAGTTGATATAGATTATATAAACTATGAATACTTAGTAACAACAGATAATGGTACTAGAATTGGCAATCAAGGTAACCCTATAAAATGGTATCAATATATTAACCCATAATGAATAGTGAAATATATAAAATAAGAATATCTCCTGAGGTGTTAAGTACTGATATTGTTTCTGAAACATACCAGACAAATACTTTTGGTGTTTATTCGGCGATGACGAGTATTTTATCGGGGGGTACTAACGGCTCGAGTTTACTTACAGGTCTTACCGTTGATATTGTTTTTCAAAATAGTTTTAATGATTTAGGATATTTTACACCATTTGATGGGTTTATTTTACAAAAAGAAGTTATAAATAATTTTATTTTTACCGCCTCAACAAGTAGTCCATATACTGTGTTGGTTTATAATACTTCAGACATTGAGTTTAGAAAATTTTTGAGTTTATCTAATTATCTTTTGAATTGGGGTGATGGTTCACCATTACAAGTATTAAATGAAACAGCGCCACAGTATTTATCACATACATATTCATTTTCGGGTGATTTTGAAATAAGTTTAACTCAAACAAATCCCTGGGGCACTACTCAAGTTACCAAAACAATACCTGTACCCGTGACAGGCGCGACCATCCCAAACCCCGAAGGAACATGTACTTTCACACAAAATTTGGGTAATTGGTCGGGTATTCCAATTAATGCTAATTTTATTTTTACTGGTGATTCTGAAAATACTGTAGAAGCTCAGGTGTCTAGTACATGGACAAATGTACCTTTTATGGTGTCTGGATTTACAAAATCACAAATAACTGACCTAAAAAATTACGGAAGTATTAAGTACGCCACTAATGTGCCAATATTCAAAAACGGTCAGGTTTATGGTGTAATCAATGAAATCAGTTCAAGTTATACAGCCTACACAATTAATGATGTTGATTATTACGATTATCCTGACGGTAATACAATATTTTTTACGGCATCATCCGGATTAACATCAAATGATATTATTGCAAATGCAATTACTAAACAAGAAGTCCTACTTGATATAGTTTCTTCTCCAGAAATACAAACTGAAATATTTATTGATAGGGGTAAGATTTCGGCATTCGAAGGACTACAACGACTTGGAGAAGTCGATAACTTAGGAGACTTAGCTCGATACGGTTACGGATTTTTCAAGATTAACACAACAATATAAAAAATGGCACTAGGAACCTACGGTATTACAAGACCAGCAGACATGTCTCCTGAAGATGTGGAGATTATTATGAATTACACTCCAAGTAGAGATGTAACACAAAACTTTGTATTAAAAAAATTGGATGCGGCCTCATTGTTGACACCATATTTCAACAATAACGAAACCGGTGGAAACACAAATGAAATTTTAGGTGGATTATATAATCTAAAATTACCGGCATCAGAATTTAATGCTCTCGGAATATACACTTTGTATATCAGACCTGCCGAAATTAGAACGGTTATCACCGATTGTGGGATATTGTCAGCACTTCCAAATGTAAAAGGAATCATTATTGATTTGAATAATGTTGACCCACAATATAGAAACAAATTTGTAAACCAAGGCATGGTTGGTTTCAGAGTAGAATATCTAAATGAAGACGGTTCAAAAATACCAAACTTTTTTAGAATTGTTACATCTTCTTTTTTTTGTGAACCTGTAACAACAAACTTGGTAAACACACAACAAAAACAAATCCGTTATAGGTATGTTGAAGCTGGAAGTGATTTGTTATTTTGTACGTTATCACCTTCAAGCGCACCATCCAATAAACCATCAGCGACTCCATATATTGGTCAGCCAAACCAAAATATTATATTCACAAACACATATTTTAATCCTGTAACTGTTGAAATTGAGATGGCTCAATACGACATAGATACATTAGCAATTGCTCTTTATGGTAACCAAACTAAAAGTATTGAAGATGGTATCTACACTCTTTATGATACTAGTAACAACATCTACCAACAATACAACTTGTTTGAAGTTCGTGATGAGTTCAACAACCTACTTTATGAAGTTCGTCAAAATAGAGGTGATAACATCGATTTTAGTAAAAATTTCAATAGTATTATACAATAATGGCGAGTCCTCTAAAATACAGATACCCACCAGCGCCTAATTCAGGTGACCAAACATTTTCACCGGACATTGTTGGATTCCAACTTGTTAATGGTGGTGGTTTGACACAGGCTAACTTTGAGTTTACAACCTCAGTTGTTGAGAAGGTAAACAGAAAGTTTGATATTGGTGTATTTTCTGACCCATTTACATTAGAGACTTTAAATATTGATGACATTGCTCAATCAAG